AGATGAGTCATAATTGTAATAAGAGACTTACTTTTAAATAAGTGTGCCTCATCACCAATGACAACATCAAAATCTTCAAAATAATTACGTTCAAGTTTATATATAGATTGCCATGTAGTAACAGTTACTGGAAGATCCGTTTGTTTTTCACACCCTGCATATATTTTGTGACAATATGAATCAGAATCCCACCCATAATCCCGAAAGTCAGAGACTAATTGATCTACTAGACTGGTCGTTGGAACGACTACAAGAATTTTTCGATTCTTATCCACATGATATCTCACGACAGCGTAAATCATCAGACTTTTTCCTGACGCAGTGGGACTTAACAGAATCTTTCTGTTATATTTTAATGCATCATGAACTGCTTCAATCTGATAATTTCTTGGGGTTAAAGCAGTTATCGAAGCAAGATAATCCTTAACTCCTTCTAGACTAATCTCCTTATTTACTTCAAAAGGTTTACCATAGTACTTGTTTGTTACAAACTCATACGTGTAATTGTAATTGCTACAGAATTCGACAAGTCTATGTAAAAGACCTATGTAAAGTCTCTTTGTCCTCATGTCAAATAAGTGTATCTCACCGTTCCAATTTCTCTTACGATATTGAGGCATAAACTTTGCCCCAGGAACTTCAAATTTAAAATGATCTCGTAATTCGTATTCTATATGTGGTTCGGTAGTAATTTTGAGGTATACTTCATTACATTTTTCAATAGTTAGATTAGCCATATCCAGCTTGGAATTTTAAAAATTCAATTGAGTTTTTTATTTGGTATGTTCGGTTAGATAATTGTTTTAGGATACTATCAACATAATTAATCATTACATCGTAATATTCAATCTTCATGCTGACAGTAGAAAGTTTTTCGTCTGCATCAAGATACTTGTTCATAGCATCTTTATCTCTTACTTTTTTGGGAAAAGGATCCTTTACATATGCATCTGGATCTGCCTTTCCAGAATAATATTCATATCTTTCGTGCCTTACGTTTTTTCTTTGTTGCTCTGCTTTTGCTTTTAGTAATACTAGATTGTTGAAGATATCGTAGTATTTTGAATGTAGAACTGGAATCTTTAGTGATTCTTCATGAAGGTTATCAATATCGATTTGAGAATCTTTTTCCCACATCGATTTAATCATAGCAATGTCAAATGTCATACTCTAGCGTTAAATATGTCGTTAATAATGTATATACTATACTTAAAAGTTACTGTTGCTGCAAAATATTGAATGTCTGTATCTGTAGCATCAAATTCCATCTGGGAAAGTGACGTTGGGAACATATCCTTAAATACAACGTTATATTGTAAGTTTTCAGTATTAGTTAAAATTTGTAGGGTTCCATCAGAATAATGATTCTGTTGATTATATGTAAATGGTTTCCCTAGTAAATTATCTTCATTTTGTAGGTCATAAATTTCACTTAAAGATTCTGGAAATCCTAGACCTCTCATCCAATTTTGAATTTCTAGATAATTTCCTAAATCTTCATCAACCAAGAATCTAATAGAAAGATCCTCAAAATCCATCATGTCACCAGGAACGGGAATCATTTTTAAATATGATCCTTGCTCGGCAACTCCTAAACTTATACCAGGAACATTTGCTGAATTTGCAAAGTATGAGAGTTTAGGTGCTCTTGCTATTGAAAATTTAAAACCAGTTGGAGCAAGAAAATTCCTGTTCGCAATCTGTCTTTTAAATGCTGATGATGATACAGACACAACGATAGAAATCCTTGGATATTCTATTTATCACTCCAATCCCATTAGGTATTCTCCAAGTGCTTTTTTTAATTGCTCAGATGTTAGTTCTGGTTCTTCTTTTAAATATTTTTCCAAAACATATACACAGTGATTTTTTATTGCCACATCACTAGACCATGAAAGTCTGTCATTTACAATGTCTCTTGGTGTCTTTAGCATGATCCTTTTTCTGCTCTATTATGTATGCATAAAAAAAGAGGACCCAGTGGGTCCTCTTGATCAACTATGTGAAACTTAGATCACATTAGGTTCTTAACAGTTACACGTCTGTAGTAACGGTTAGAGTTGGTGGTTAGGGCACCAAGACCTTGGTTAGAAGCATCACCTTCTGCGAATGGGTTAGCAACTAGACCATAACGGGTCTTGAAGCCGATCTTAGGCTGGAAGGTGTTCTCACCAACTGCACGTACCATCTGGAGAGGTACATATGGGCAGTAGAAGAGACCTGCGTCATAAGGTGAAGAACCCTTATAACCAGCAACATAGTACTGATTAGCAGCACTGTTTGCAGAATAGGGGTCGATGTATACACGGAACTTACCGAGTAGAGTACCAGCAAAGGTGTTGCCAGTGTCATCGACGTTTAGGTTTGCGTTGAGTGCAGGAGTGTAATCGAGTACACCAGCCATGGCTAGAGCAGAAGCAACGTCTGCGGAGCACATGATGATGTTGCCCTTTCCTCTACGAGTTCTTTGTGCGATTGCGTTAGCATCACGCTCGATTTGGAAAAGTAGACCCTTGAACTTCTCAACAGACCAACGACCGTTGGAGTCGATATCTAGATCGAACTCACCAGCAGTTGCGGTGTTGACGGTAGCACCTTGTTCAGCAACCTTATAGATGGTTCTGATGACTTCACGGTTGATCTCAGCAAGAATCTCAGTAGAGAGAATGTTTGCGAGTTCAGCCTCAGCATTAAGACCGTGAATTGCCTTAATGTCTTGTGCTAGTTCTAGGGAGTATTCTGCCTTGAGTGCTCTGGACTTTGCAGTCACAGTAACTTTCTCAATGCTGAATGCCATCTCGTTGAACTGATCAGAGACGCCGAGATTCTCAGCATCGTCAGTTCTCATGCCCTGACCAACATTATATGCTAGTTGATCAGCACTTCCAGTTGGGTTGAGTACGGAAGGATTGCTACCAGACTGTGCGGTAGTACCCATACCAGAAGCAACACCAGACATGCCTGAAGTGTTGTTGAATCCTGAATCTTGTCCAGAGAATGCAGTATCTGCTTCGTTGAACAGTGCTTCTGTTCCGCTCTGGTTGGTGTAGCGGGAACGCATTGCGAAGATGAGTCCAGTAGGACCACTCATTGGTTGAACACCTGCGAGGTCATATGCGACCAAGTTAGGCATTGAACGTCTAATTAGTGAAATTAGAACGGGGTCGAAACCTGCGGTAGGACCACCAGCTGCGGATCCACCTTGGAATCCATCAGAACCAACTGCGTTGGTAGGTGCTTCTGCGAGGAATGAACCTGAGTTGTTAAAAGAGTTTTGCTCTCTTAGGAATTTTTCTTGGTTTTCTAGCAGGACTGCGGTCACTGCTCTCTTATGGGAATCTTGAATATTATCAAGACCCTGATGATCGAGAACGGGTGCCCACTTCTCCTGCAATTGCTCGGAATTGAACATTTGAGGTTTACCTATTAAGTGTTTGTTTTTGTTTGATTAATATTAAAATCAGTTTTTAGCAAATGAAGAGAGTGTCTTCAGGTATGCTGCCATAGATCCAGAAACTACTTCTGGAGCAGCATCAGAACCTTCGGATAGTGTCTCAGTTTTTGCCTTTGGAGTTGCTTTAGTGGAGAAATAAGATTCTCTGAGCATTTCCAATTTTTCACGATATTTTTCTTCACTTTCAAACTCAACACTTTCAGCAAGTGAAGCGAGCTTTTCCTTCTGTGTCTCGGCAAGACCACCAGAAACTTGATCAAGAATACCCTCAGCAACAGTCTCTGCGAGACGGGAGTTTAGGGAAACATTCTTCTCAATTTGCTCGTTGAGTTTAGTCTCCATTTCATCAAGTTTTTCTACCATGCTATCAATTACATTATACTTTTCTTCAGGGATTGATACATAATGAGTTTCAAAAAGATCCTTCATTCCAGAGAGGAAGGATTCAGTCATTTCTGCCTTAAGTGCATGTTCGATTGCGAGTTCGTTCTCGGACATCCACTCATCAGCAACATATTCTAGATAAGAGTCTGCACGTGCAGTTAGACCCTCTTGGATTTCTGCTACTTCTTCAAGTAGTTTTTCTTCGTATTGTGCTTCTAGACCTTCTTTGATCTGTGCAACCTTTGAATTGATTGCTGTTTCAAAGATGGTTTTTGCTTTTTCTTGGAATTCTTCGGAGAGTTCCTCACCTTGAAGAAGTGCATTTACATCTTCTTCCATATTATATTCTGCAACAACCTCAACTTCTTCGGTTGACTCTTCTTCAGAAACTACTTCTTCAGTAGTTTCAGATACTACTTCTTCTTCAGCAACCACTTCATCAGTGATTTCCTCTTCTTCTTTCATACCAGCAGGCATTGCATCTGCTTTACCAGCAGACTTATTAACAACATCTCTAACTTGCTTGAGTGTTGCAGCTGGTTCTTTGAGTTTTGCTGAATCATCATCAGACTTATAATTCTCGGGAGTAGGACCACCGAGATCTTCTACAGAAGCAAGTTGAGTTCCAGGATCTGCCATTGTGGGCATTGGATCTGCTTTAGCAGCTCCAGAGTTAACAGCAGTACTGGATTGCTTTGTGCCTACTTCCATTTCCTGTAAATTGTTGTCACTAGACATTTGAGACTCTCCGTTTATCTTTTAGATTAGATTAACTATATTTATTTATAAATTATAATATTTTATGTAAGTACCACTACTTATAGTGAACTTAAAAAGTCATTGAATAGACTTAACTTATGCTCTTCCAATGCTTTTTGATCTACTAACGTATTGATTCTACGTGCAGTTTTTGCAGCAATTTGTTCACGAAGGATTCCTCCTTCCCAAACCCATTCTTTACCTTCCATAATTCCCTGAACAAAAGCATCAGGTGCAGATGGATCAGCAACAATATCAGCAGCAGTTGCTAACATAAAGTCTTCACCAACTTCAGAGTAACCTTCTTTGGTTGGACGAAGTGAACCAATACCTCTGGAAGAAACACCGAGACATACACCTTCTTTAAGAAGAGACTCAGCAATCTTACCCATTGGTGTTGATAGGATTTGTGCCTTACCAATGAAGTCATTTCCCTTTTGCTCAAGAGAAACGATTTTGTGAGAAACACGATCAAGGTTAATGGTTGGACCATCTGGATGACCAAGTTCACCTAGAGCACGACCTTTTGAAATGTGCTCATCAGTGTATCTCTTTACCTCACGTTCCATTACGTTAAGACGATATACTCTGCCGTTACGGTTTTGTTGTTCGGTTTGTAGAAAAGGTCCTTGAATATAAAGAGTTTTCTTACCGTTTTTTGTTTCGGTAATAACCTCTACCTTTTCGATTTCTTCTCTGATTAGTTTCATGGTTATGCAGTAAATCCGACTTTTGCACCAAGCACTGAAGCATTATCAGCATACACGCAATGTGAATACTGCTTTTCAAGTGTTTCTATAGAATTACCAGGCATTGTCATAGAACCAACAACATTTCCACTTTGGTTTTCAACAACAGTCACATTATATGCTGTAGATGAATTATTAACCAAACGTACAGCAGAAGCCTGAGAAAAACTCGTAGCAGTACCAGTTGTGGTTGGTAATGCTGATTCTGCACCCAATAATAGTGTCCTAGCCATAGTACAAAAGTGCTTTTATAAGTTATTTATACTTCTTCTTCAGTCTCATCAAAGACTGCGTTGCCAATAGATGGTTTCAAAGCATCAATCTTTTCTGCACTTTTTGCAAAAAGCATATTTTTAATTTTATCACTAATATTCGTGGGTGACTCATCTTGCAGAATCATATCCATTAGATCATCCATGATTTTAATTTAAGTAACGTTTTTATTTATTAGATCTCACCATCTTTGAGATCTTTTGCACCAATTTCTGGTGCTGCAGTTGCCTGAGCATCTGCATTCATATCGGGTTCCATGACTGGTTTACCCAAATCACCACCACCTTCAGGTGCAAATGGCATTCCTGTTTGTGGATCAATTGTTGCTGGATCTGGAATAATGCCAGTTTTAATTTCCTTATCGATGAGTTTATCCTGCTCAACAATTTCCTCATCAGTTTGACGAAGAATTTTTCTTCTTAGATAATCTTGTGAGAAATACTTTCCAACATATGGTTCTGCAGTTGCAACCATATTAAGTCTCTCAGTCATTAACTCAGTTTCTTTGAGTTCTGAGAAGTGGTTATCATAGAGGAAGTCATATTGAATATGCTCACTCATAATCTCCCAATCTTCAGGAGTAACAATATTCTTAAGAATAAGTTGAGTCTTTAGCATATCACTGAACATATTTGAGAATCTTTTTCTCAAACGTCCAACAAACTTGGTGAACTTGAGTTCGTCTCTCAGAATTTCAGAAGAACGACCAAGATTAAAACCACTATCACTATCCATTCTTGATGGTGGAACGTTTAGTGACTGATATAGTTTCTTCTTAAAGTAATCAATATCGGTAATTTCACCCAGATTTTGACCACCTGGTAGAGTTGTGATCTCAGTACCACGACCACCTTCACGACGAGGCAACCAGAAATCTTCAAGCATACTCATATGCTTTTTATCATCACGAATCTCACCAGTGCTAGAATCATACACGAGTTTGTTACGATATCTACTCATAACATCACGCAGATACTGTTCTGCTTTCTGCTTAGGTAGATTACCAACATCAATGTAGAAAATTCTACGTTCTGGTGCTCTACTCAAACGATAGATTACCAAAGAGTCCTCAATCATTCTAAGTTGATTGAGTGACTTAATTGCTTTGTGTAGATATGAAAGAGTTGATCCCTTATTTCTATCTACAAGACCAGAAGTACAATATGAAATAGCATCTTTTGCAATTTTTACACCCTTAGAATCATTCATTCCACCAGCTGCCTGGTTTGGATACTGAAGTTTTGGTGTGTACATGAAGTATTCTTCTACCTCAGGAAACACATAATCCATTGGATCTTCAGTGTTCTTTCTAACCAGAACATTGGGATTACTATTATCCTTTTTAGTCTTACGAACATAACGCATTTTCATTGCGTCAATATAACGTAATTCTTGGATACCTTCCTGAGGTTTTTTTAAATCAATTACCTTATGGTAATAAAGTCTTCCATCAATATACCAATTTCTATAAATTTCGTGAGACTTCTTATCAAAATCCAATAAATCTAGAATAGTCTTAAATTCTTCTCTAATTTTAGTTTTAATACCATCACTGGCATTGAGATTTGATAACTCAATTTTTACTGGTGAATCATCAGAATCTGAAACAATTGCTTCATTTACAATATCTTCAATAGCACTGTCTACCTCAGGATGTAGAGACATCTCTCTATATCTTCTGAGCAAATCAAACTCTGTTCGATATACACCTTCTATATCAACGTAAGATCCAAAAAATCCCGTACTTAAATAATGGTCAACCCCGTCCTCATTGTTTGGAGGCACGGGGGAGACAACTGACGGTGACTTAGGTTCTGAATCTTCAATTGAAAATCCAAAAAGTCTAGACATAATTTAATTGCTAAGTTTTACCTATTTAGTAGATATTACTTGAGGGTTCCAGGACCATTTGCCATTTCAAAGTACTGAACTTGGAATTCTACGGAGAATTCTTCAATAGTATCTGTGGTGTGGTAAGAAAGATCAA